GCTAAACCATTCGCTGAAGGTGATATTGTAGAAGGTAAAATTTCAGGCGTAACCAAAAAAACACGTGGCGGTCGTGATATTTTCAATGTTCAATTTACTTCTATTGAAAAAGAAGGTGAGGGTGAAGGACCAGCAAGCGCAGAATCATTATCTCTTTTGACCAAGAGTTTCCCACCTGTCTTAATACCACACGATATTGATTTTGATGGTAACATAATCAAAATTTTATTGAATGATATTGATATTGTCGAATATACAGCAAATGAATTCAATGGCGCATGGTATCTCAATGAGCCTGTTTGTGTTATGGGTGATTTGAAAAAGAGTAATTATTCACTACAATTATCTGAAAGCCTTCGACCATTTTGGAGTCCTGTAGCAACTTTGATGCTAAAGGGTTATGTCGAAAAATTAGATGAAGAAGATGAAATAAACGTTGTACCAAAAAAAGTTGACCCAAAGCGCATTAAGCGAGAATCAGCAGGTGTTCTTGACCAAAAAGAAAGTAACATTCTTCTCAAACCTTCTATGGTTAAGGCATTAGAAATTGCTTTGCGGGCGTTAGATGTAATTTCTAAAGAAAGAATGACATGGACAGGACCGAAAGGTTTGGGTATTGATATGGCAACACCTGTCGAATCACCAAGAGGACCAACAAATTTGAGAGATGAATCCACATTACCTGATTATGATATGCGCCCAAGACCCGGTGAAGATGCTGAAAAACCTCTACCAAATAAGGAAAAGCGAAAAGAACGATTAAAACATGCTAAATTACAGACAGATGAGGGAGAGTCTATCGATTTTGATGTTGATGATGACCAACCTACTGTTCGTTTTTCATAATGTGGTTTAATATAGGTAAACAAAACCTCGTTTGAATTAATGCTTGGGCAACTCCGTATGCGAAACCCCGACCAAATCACTCTGCTAAAGAGTGGTAAGGACTTGGTTGTTGCGGGTTACGCAAGCGTAGAATTGGTTGACAAACAGGGCGACCTCATTACACGCGGGGCATTGAACGACGCTTTCAAGAAGTTCATGGCAACCCCCGAACACGCTAATGTTCAACTCGCACATTCAAACATTCAGGTTGGAACTGTGATTCCTTCCTACACAGACAATGATGGCCGTATGTGGAAGTCCGAAGTGGACGACACAGGTATGTTTGTTGTTGTTAAACTCCGAAACGATATTGAGAAGGCACGCGAAGTGGCTTCAGAAATTCGTTCCGGTAATCTTACCGGTTTTTCAATCGGTGGTCAAGCATTCAAGAGAATGCGCAAGAGTGACAAAGAACACGGTGACTACCAAGAAATCAGTAAACTTGAACTTCACGAAATAACAATTTGTGAAAAAGGGATTAACCCCGAAGCATCCTTTCGTATATTGAAGGAGGACACCAGCATGACAGATGATAATGTAATGGAACAAATGAATGATGTATTGACACGACTTGAAGGACGACTCGACTCAATGGAGAAGGGTCTTCCACCTGCTTTCCTTGAAGGAAAAGATGACGGTCCAAAGGAGGACAAAGAAATGTCTGAGGACAAAGAAATGTCTGAAGAAAAAGATGAGAAGAAAGATGATGAAAAGAAAGATGACGACATGAAAGAAAAGAGCGAATACAGTGATGTTATCACCGCTGAATACCTTTCATGGATGGAAGACACTCTCAAGAGCGCTGGTGTGGACACAGGAGCCGCACGAAAGCACTTTGATGACTTGAACAAGGCACAACTTGGTGGATTCGACAACCCTGACTCCGTTGACGGTGCTGATTACTTCGCCGGTCAAGTGCGTGGTCGTGGACAAGAATCCGGCTCGCCTTCTACCAATGCTATTAGTGCAGTAAGCCAATCCGGTGGCAAGCAACCAGCAGGTGCTTTGGGACCTGTAAAGAAGGGTTACTTGACCGCTGACACAGTATCTGATGCAGACATTGAAGCCGCATATGAGGTTTACAAGGCCGCCGCACAAGAGCAAAACTTCCGTGGACATCTTGAGCAACAATTTGCCTCTCGTTACGAGAATGAGGTTCAGCAAGCAATTCAGAAGCAAGAGCAACAGCAGTTCGATGCTCGCGGTCCACTTGCTGAAATCAGCAAGGCTATCGAAGCACTTGGAGAGCGCATTGACAACATCAACACAGAATCAACTACAATGATTGCAAAGGCACAAGGCCGAAGCACTGTAACCATTCCATCCACCGAGGACCTTGCCCACATGAGTTGGGATGAGGTACACCGACTTGCAGACGAGTCGTTCCGAGGTGCATGAGTAACACATAACAATGAAAAAAGGAGATGATGAAAAATGGCAAGAGATTACATCCGAACAATCACAGACATGGAGCGCTATTTCTACGGCGCAGGAAACGCGATGGGCTACTCATACAGTGGTTCTGAACTATTGAAGGCTGACAGCCCTATGCTGTCCACAACCGGTGGTACATACCAAGCGATTTACGGTCGCAAGGTTTGGTCACAGTTGAACCAAGAATTCAATGCATTCAGCATTCTACCAAAGCGCCCTTGGGAGCGAAGTGGATGGCGTGTTATTACGTCCCGACCTTCTTTCACTGTTGGCGGCGGTGTTGCTGAAAACGCAACCCTACCCGACACAACCAAGCCTACCTTCCAGCACATCGCCGCAAAGCCCAAGACGATTGTTCACACATTCGACATGAGTGAAACTGCCATGTTCTTGGCTGACAAGGATGATGGACTTGGCGACATTCGTGCTGTCCTCAAAGAAGAGATGGGTAAGCACCACGCAGAGCATATCAACAAGATGCTTCTTACAGATGTAACCACAACCGCTGGAAACGACTTTGAATCCCTTGACCGTGTTACTGCTGGTGATGCAGGTACAGCAGGTTTGACAGGTTTGAAGACTTCAAGCAGTAACCCACACGTTGATGCGGCGGCAGACTTAGACATGTACAGCATCGACCGAAGTGCAAACACATGGTCGGATGCTGAAGTCAACTGCGCGGCAGATGCGGCGGCGGCAAGCCGACGAACTCTTTCCCTTGACCACTTGGACACTTTGTTCCAGCAAGTATGGGAACGTGGTGGTAACCCCAAGGTTATCCTAACAGGCTATGACACACTTATGCGTCTTCAGCAACTACTACAGTCACAACAGCGATTCATGGAAGAGAAGCGTGTCACCCCAACCTACAACGGTGTAAAGGGTGTACCGGGTCTTGAGGCCGGTTTCATCGTTGCAACATACAACGGTGTCCCAATCATCCCAAGCAAGGACGTTACAAAGGACGGTCTAAGCCGTATGTACTTCCTTGACACTGACTACCTGTACTTCAGTACAGCAATTCCAACCCAATACTTTGAGAGTGGTATTGAAACCGGCGACCCATTCGCCATCAACCGCCTCGGACAAGAGGGAATGTACCGCTCAATGGGCGAACTATGGACTACTTTCTTCGGAGGTCAGGGTTCAATCCGTGACCTCAAGTGAGGGTATCAAACAATTAAACAGGAGTGATTAAAAATGAAAGAACTAACAATTGGCGGAACAGCAACAGCAACCCTATTGGGTGCATGGGAACTTCGAGCAGGGTCACAGGACACCACAGAGTGGCTTGATGGCGCGGCTGACACAACCTACCCCGGTGGTGGCCCCGGTACATTCAGTGCAGTAAACAGCGATGGTGCAAACGGTTACGACCCCGCACCAAAGATGGCTTTAATTTCACTAACAGGTGTAGCAGACAACGAAACTGTAATTCTCGGTGGCGGTATCTCAAGCATTTATTCAGTCTTTATCCAAGAAAATGATGCAACCCCTGTCAACGACGCACATTCTTCAAACAACATGGCACTTGACGTTTCACGAAGCGGCACTACACTTACACTACACGTAGTTGGTGGCGCATCTGACATTATTGCTGATTTGATGGTAATGTACAGTTGAGGTGGGTTACAGTGCCAACTGTGACCTATCTTGGACCTGCGTATAGCACTGTTCTCGATGGACATGAGCCTCGTTTCAGACGAGTACCATTTGAAGTTGATAATGAGTGGTTAAACACTTGGCGTGCGCGTATGGACCCAAAATCTTGGCTTATCGAAGGTGATGAAAACACACCTACCGTTGATGAAGTTAATGATGGTGTTCCCGATGCAGGTTGGAAACGTACAGACATTCTCGCGTGGTTATCTACAAATGGTATAGAACCTACGGGTTATACAACCAAGGGCCGCGCTCTTGAATTGGTCGCTGATTATCTTAGTGAAGGCCAAAACGATGAGCAAGTTCAAGTAGAAGAGGCACCTGTCGAGGAACATCCACAAGGAGATGATGAATAATGGCATTTAGCAGTACAGTAGATGAAAGACCAACAGCAATCGGAAATATGATGCTTTACACAGGCACATGGAACGCAGACAGTGTTGACGTAGGTAATGTTGACTTGACCGGTCTTTTGGTTGAAATTTTGGCGTCAGGTGTTATGGCAGATTTAGGTGGCGCACAAACAGGCGCTGGTGTTGACGGCGCATTCGTAAACCATACCGGTGGTACGGGTCTTAGTATTGAATGTGTAACAAACATGACAGGTCGCTGGTGGGCGCTCGGTCGTAGAAGTTGATTACGGAGTTGATTCTCCGTGGCTAACCTAACACCCAAGTACAAGGTAATTGGACCCTTTTCACCACAAGAGTTCACAGACCCTTCGACGCTTTCGACAACAATCGCTTCAGCGATGGGTACTGTTAGTGATGCTACAAGCACAACAAGTTTGATTGCATCTGACCCAATTACGGTTTTGGGCAACATTTACATCATTGTAACGTACGTATGAGCGTGAGGAATATGTATGGGGTTCGATGTTAGGTCAATCGACTTTGAAGACATATCCCGTTCGCAGAAACAAGGCGTTGTATCTGACGTAAAATTTGACCACAACAAGGTCATGAATACAGACCGCCCTCTTGAGGGTGTAGTTAGTTCACAACGCGCTCGCACATCAGAAGTGGGTGACATTCTCAACATCGGTTCAGGCACAAGATGTAAACACTGTGGCCTTCTCCACTTTATGTGGCGAGCCACTTGTGGTTCGTGTGGGAAACCAATGGAATACAATCTCGGACACCGTGATGAAAAGAATAGGATGTGAGATGATTGCCCGTAGTGTTCAGCCCCGGAGAAGCGGAAACTCGTCCTTTAGACCCTGATGCTATCGTCTATACAACCGCACAAAAGGTGGCTGATTTACTTGGTATCGGACCACAAGAGGCAGTTCTTGTTTCATCTGATACAACATTATCTGTTGTTGGTGGCTCTTCTAATGATGTTGCGAAGGTATACATCACCGGAACCGATTACAGAAACATTGGTTTTTCTGTTGATGATACTATTCTCGTATATTCCGATGCGGACCCTATGGGTTTCACGGCAACAATTACAGAAATAGTTTCAACATCGAATGGTGTTGGTTTGGGATTCATTAGTGAGGGTTTGGATGTTTCAAAATACCAAGCGGCTGACAATACGTATGTGCAAAATCAAGCATCGTTCACCAACGGACGCACACGTGGCGTAACCAAGAATCACGTAGAGCATCTTATCAAAATCATGCAAGATAAGATTGACAATCTTACACACAATGCATGGCGACCCTATCTTGTTACAGGAGAATACATCAATTTCGATACTTACAAGCCATACAGACGCCGATATTACACTGATTATGTAGGTACAGCGCCACTTCTTTTCCGTAATGTACAGCAGATTCTACGTATTGAGTTGTGGCAAGGTGACGATTACAGAGAAATTGGTGCGGCAGAAGCGCGAATTCATCTACCTGAAGATGTTAGAGCAATTTCAGGCTCAATTGTAATGTCGCCCGGTAACGGGAGTGCGGCTACACTGACCGCTGGTACATCTACATCACAATGGCGAGCCGATTTTGACTCTACAACAACCGCACAAAATCTTGCTGACTTGATTAACAAAGAAGATAGAGTCAGTAAAGCACGCGTGACTTTTGACCCTGCATTTACATTAGAAGGGAGTAGTAATCAAGTTGGTGTACACAATGAATTTCTTGCTACAGCCAACGCAGATTATGGTACGGGGAAAGTCAAAGTTACAAGTATGCGTGGTGTAAAGGCCGGTGAAACCTGTTCTATTGTTTCTACAGACAGCACAGTTGAATTCAAACAAACCACAAAAAGTACAGCGACATTCAGTAGTCTTGCATCGACAACTATCAATGTAGATTCTACCGGTGGTTTTGCAAAAGCAGGTGTATGCGTTGATGCAAGCGGAGATGTATTTAGATACACAGGAAAAACAGACACATCTTTTACCGGTTGCGTTATTGTTGTAGGAAGCGCTCTTAGCGACATTGGTGGGCAAATCACACAGGACACGTTTGTTGTGGACCTTCAAGGTGGTAGTAGTAGTGGTGACGTTGGCCGTCTTCGTGATTGGTGGTGCGACCACGAAATGGGTATCATTTACTTCAATAACTCCTATCCTTTCTTTGAGTGGAATGCGATTAAGGTGGCTTATATCTACGGTGAGCGATACGTAGAGAAAGCAATCGAAGATATTTGCACAAAACTTGTAGTAATTGACTTGCTTCTTGCTGATGACCGAAGCGTATTGATTCCCGAAGGAACACAAAACGTTGATTTAACATCTAAGATTCAATTGTTCAAGGCTGATGTAGAGCGAAACCTACCGCGCTACATTGAGGTGGTGACGTTTGAATGACATTTGCTGACGAGGATGCTAAATGGGCGCATTCAAGAATTCAAAAAGCAGTAGAAGAAGATGAATTAGCGCAGAAAGAACTTCGTCAATTAATGACAGAAAGCAATAAAATCACTGATTTGAGAAATCGATTAGGTGATATTGAAGCACAGGCTCTTGGTCTTCAAGCCGATGGTTTGGGTAATCTTTCTGATATTGAAACAGGTAAAGAGGCTTCAGAAGAAATGGTAAATCAATACAAAGCAAATCACGAAAAAGCAATTTTAAATGTCCCGCACGAAGTATTTGTTGATAACGACATGCAATACAAAAATGACAAAATCATTCCGATTGATTGGAAGGCTATGGAAAAGAAAAGATTGGTATCTACGGAGCGTGAATAATTATGGTTGCAACATGGTTAGAAGGCACGGACGTTCTTATCAGTGTCCTTTCTGATAATTGGAATCGTGGTAATACCAGCAATTACAAACCCATTATTGTTGATATTGCTGACATTAGCCCTGAACGTGGTAAGCGTTTGAATCTTCAACAAAGCGATTATATTCTCATTTACGAAACCGCACACAACGAAGAAGCCCCTGATTTGTTGTACGATTTCGTCACAACTCGGTTAAATATCACTGTAGATATGAGAACGATTAAGGGGAGGAAGCATCTCCAAGCACTTGAGAACGAGTTGCGCCGTGCGATTCATTTGAAAAGAAAGGGGGATGGAACAAACTTTGACAGGCTCGTTCTCAAAACACGCACAGATTTGTCAGACCGTTCAAAACACATTTACAGAATGACGTTCCAAATTGAAGTAGTAATATTCGCCGAATTGATACCATAGGAGTAATAGAAATGCCATCAACAATCTACAAGGGTGACCTCGCGGAAGTTGCTTTCGCGCCTGAAACCGGAATAAGAATTATTGACGACAATTCTACAGTTGTCATAGCAAGTGACACACAAAATGTAATTCGTATTACCGGCGGTGCAACTGCTACACCACAATTAGAAGCCATTGATGACCATATTTTACTGTACCCAAAAGGAATGTTAGTTGGTTCAAAATTGATTTTTATCAAAACTACATCAGCAATAGATGATGCTGATGTTGACGGTTCTGTTTTTACAATAACAGAATTTAATCCATCTATCACTAACAATCGCACTGACATTACTATTTCGCCAGCGATGACAACAGCCGCTTCCACAAATTTTGGAACCGGTGATGGTTTTGAAATTCTACCTTTTGCTACACCGCCGATGGATGTAGAACAAGCGTATACCGACAACGCAAATACAAGTGATGAAGCCTGTAAAATTGACCAATTTTTGGGCATAGCAACAGCAATTACTCTACCTGAAACTAAAGTGGATTTGAAAAGATACCACGTTGTGGGTCTTGGTCGTGATGTATCTGTACAAGTACCGGGTAAATTTGTAACCGAAGGTGGCTCTTTTGAGGTCAATATGCACACCGCTCGATGGTTAAAGTATTGTCTTGGTAAAGAGGCAGTTCATGGTAGTGGTGAAGCGATACCCTCGGCTCTTGC